AGCCCAGCTGTAGAGTCCGTTTGTCGCGTCCGCGTAGTCGCCGCTTAGGTACTTCTGACCCTCGTTTAGATTAGTGCCCAGTCGATCGAGTATATAAACTTCATCGACTGGTCTCCCGATTAGTTCGAAGGCCGGGTGTTTCCTAACTACTGTGTGCATGTGTTTCCACAAGGCCCGGAGTGTGGTTTGAATGAAGGGAGGTCCCTTGGTGATCACTCGGTACTTGAGGGGCTCAGGCAGGGCCACTGGCTCTGCGTTGGGCTCCTCCTGTGCGGCGGCCGACATGATGCGTATCCATAGCTTCGTGAAGGCTGCCTCGTACCCGGGTGTGAACTGTAGTCCCTCTTTCTTCCACTGCTCATTCTCCATCTCCTCCTCTTCCTCTCCTCTCGACTTTGTCTTGTCCTCGTTTGAGTACCCTCCCGCCACTCTTAGACCCGTCATTAGACTGGGGTGTTCTAGGATTGATCCTACAGCACCTGCATTCTTCCGGTTCATAATGTAGTTGGCACTAGTACTCGGGAAGAACGCCATGACCCTTTGGGGTGTGGTGAGGGGTTTTCCTTTAAAGAGTTCGGCCGCCGTTCTCCTAATCTGGGCTTTCCAGCTAGATTGTGAGAGCGTCAGCTCGACTCCGTCCGGGTAATCCTCCCACTCTGCCCATGGGGCCAGAACGTTGTATCCCTTTTGCTGTTCGATGGGTTCGGTGGTTAGTTTGGTTACTGCGTTCTCCTCTTGGAGACGTAGGGTGGCCTTGGAGGTATCTCGAGGCATTCCCTTCTTCGATTGTTTAATCGAAGCGAGGAACTCGAAACGCCATTCCTTGGATCCCCGCGTCAACATGAGCTGACACCAGCGACCGAGCCTTCCGGAAAATAGTGCACCTGGGTGATCTTTCTCCTGGAATGGAGCTTCAGGCAGGGGTGGACAGTTGAGGTGAAAGGCGAAGTACGCAGATAATTTGTACTTTACCAATTTCATCCATCCACACCCTTGGCTTAGCTTCGTCCAGTGATCGATTGATTTCTTCATAGGTGATTTTCCTTCGAACCCAAACATCCGGCAAATTACGAGGAGCACATCAAGACATTTGACAATTTCGGCCCTGTGCTTTTGGGCTGGAGCTATCCCTGCTACCATGGGGCGGAC